GGAAATCCATGCCCGGTAGGGTTTCGCCCTTCGGCACGTATGCGACCGTTACGTGCGGCGTGTAGCCCGTCCCCGGGGTGGCCGGTAGGTGGAAGCCTGCGTCCGTCAACGCGGTCACAAGTTTGGCCCGTAGCTCAGCGAGCCCCGGTATCTGGACCCCCACCCAGTACGGGTCCGTGTCCTCCCCGTTCTGGAAGCTGCCCGTCCCGCTCAGCTCGCCCTTCAGCTCCGTCTGGTCGAGCGCAACCTCCCCCACGACCCCGATCAGTTTGCGCTGGTCGTCGAGGGAAAGGTTCGCCGCGTCCCCAAGGTAGGCGAGCGTCACATGGAGATCACTCGCCGGTTCCCCGCCCGGTATGGCAACGCTGTCCGCAATCCAGTCCGGTAGCATCCAAGCCACCATGACCCCATCCGGTTCCCGTAAACCAATGTCGTAGCCGCCGTCGCCGTCCGGTACCGCGATCAGGGTTACCTTGTCCAGCCCGGCCGCCTGCGCCTTCTCCACAGCACCGACAAGGGACTCCAGCCCTGTGCCCTCCGCGAGCTCGTGCGCCCGCCCTGTCTCTACCGTGATCTTCACTGGCTCGTCCTCTCGTGCTGCTTCGCCCGGTTCAGTTTCTTCTGGTCCGTCCGGGCCGCCGCATAGCCGCGCGCCCATGCCTCCGTCAGGGTCTTATCCCGGCTCCATTTGTACGGGTTGTCCCGGGGTGTTTTCTTCGCCGCGTAGGCGTCGTAGCCGGCCTGCTGCGCCGCCCCGATGCTCTCAGAATTGAGATCTGTCACTAGCTGCTTGTCCTCTCATGAGTCCGTTATTCCGTACCACGTCCGCATACCATTTGTCGCTCGCGCGGCCGAGTGCCCGGTACCTGTAGGAGCCGAGTGATTCCCGCCCGTGAGCATGCCAGAAGGCTTGTAGCTCGTCGGACGCATATTTGGTCGCCGTCTTATATTGTCCCGTGAATAGGCTGATCTCATCGACGCCCTTGTCCCGGGCTACCTGCGCCATACCCTTCTTGAAGAAGACGCCGTTTGTCTCCTCCATGGCCTGCGCGTATTGGGTGTAGACGTAGGCGCTGTACTCCTCCTCCACCCGCTGGTCTGCCGTGAGTGCGCGGGCTGGCCGGGCTGCCGGGTTGAGTATCGGGTTCGTGTCCTCAACGATCGGCTTGTACGTGTCGGCCGCGAACTGCTGCTGCTCAGCCCTTTGTGCTGCCACGACTTCGCGCTGGTCGATGATATCGAGGATCTTGTCCACCGATTCCGGGTCGTCCGCGTATTTTGTGATCGCCGCCATGAGCTTGTCGTCCGACCAGTGCAGTGTGGATTCGTAGGTGAGCTGGTCGGCTTGTGTCCGTACGGCTGCCTCCTGCATGGCCCGGAGATCCTTCTCGTAGGCGCTCAGCTCCGGTGCGGCTGTCTCCGGCGCGGCTGTCTCCTGCGGTGGTGCGCTCGCGTCCTCCTCGGTTCCACCAGCCGCGTCTGCGGCTGCGCCGCCTAGGGCGTCTTCCCCGGCGCCGTCGAGTAGGCTCTGCCCGACGTCCGTAGCTAGCCGGCCTTCAGCCTCATGGTCACCAAACGGGTCCGTCCAGTTGATCGGACGCGGGTTCAGTGCCGGGTTGCTGTACTCCGGCGGGACGAGCTCCGCACTGCACCGGCAATTCGTGTGCGCCGGCGGCATGTTGTCCCCGCTGCTGAAACTCTGATCCCACTGGACAATCTCCCCAGCCAACCCTGTGCATTGCGGGCAGGCGCCCGGCCCGGCCGACCATTCCTTCCGGCTTGCCGGGCTGTTCATGCCGTTCCCGATGCTCTGCGCCCATGTCGCGTAGCGGCCCGTGTTCTCCGCCGTCATGATCTCCGTGCGCGCAATGTTCTGTGCCCGCCGGCTGACTAGGCGTTGCTGGTAGCGTTCCGTCCGGGCGTCAATCGTCGTCGCCCAGCGGCCCGGGCTGAACCCCTTCGGTACGGGCGCCCTCAGCATCCGGTCCCGATAATTCTGGACGGCCTGCGCCCATGCCGGGTGTAGCCCGATGCCCTGACGGATTTTCGCTGCCGCCTGCGCGGTGGTGTAGTCCCCGTTCAGGGCCGTCCCCAGTATGCCGCGTATGGTTGCCCGCTGCGAGTCCGTGATGTTGCGTATGAGCTGCCCACTCTGCTCCTGTGCGTACTTCGCACTGAGCGCGTCAATGTTCCCGAACGCGAGCTTCGCCTTAGCGTCCCCAATCTTGCCGATCTCGCTGCTGATCGTCCGCCCGACCTGTGTCGCCATGGGCGTGACAGTCTGCCCAAGGTGCTGGATGAGATCGCTCCATGGGAGGCTGGCCTCCACGCCGTCCGCGCTGCGTGCCGCGATCATGTCCATCGTGTGCTGCTTCATGAGGCCTTGGTCCATGATCGACCAGCCCTGATTGATGATGCCCGTGATCCGGCGCTCCGCTGCGGCGTCGCCCGGGATCGCTGCCTTCTCGATGGGCTGCCGCTTTTTGCGGTTAGCTACCGCCAGCATTCCCCGGTCCTTTCTTCTTCGGTGTGACGCCCGGAACCTTCGGTAGGCCTTTACCCTTCGGTGCCGGCGGGAGCGGTGGTTTCTTGCCCGGTTTCGCGCCGGCTGCCGGTGCCGGTGCCTTCATGGGCTGTCCCGGTGCCGGCTGCCCGGGTACGGGCTGTGCCGGGCCGGTGGCTGCCGCCATGGCCGCGGCTGTCTTCACGCCCGTAGGATCGTCCAGTTTCGCTTGTGCGGCCGCAAGGGCTGCCTGATCCTGTACGGCCTCCAGTGCCGGGTCGACCGGCTTCTCACCATAGATGTAGCCGTCCTCCCCGTACATGTCTTCCCGCTCCTCCTTGTTGATGGGTGGCAGGTCCGCGAGCTCCCGAATGTGCTCCTCCAGCCCCTCGTCCGGGATGAGTAGCCCGGCCTGTGTCGCGTTCAGGAGGAACGTCCCCAGCGCGATAAGATCGACGGATTCGACGCGCCCGAACACGAGCTCCGGTGGGTGCTCGCTGCTTAGCCCGTTCAGCTTCAACAGGCGCGGTATGGCGTGCTGGTTCACGATGGCCGCGATACTCTTCGCGAGCGCCTCCACCGCCATCATCCACAGCTCGATCTTGCTGACCCCCAGTGATTGGGAGCCGACATTCTCGTGCCCCAGCATCAGGAAATCCGCGAGCATGCTCATCGCGATCTGCTGGTTGTAGCGGCTGATGATCTTGTCCGTGTCGAACTGGCGTGCCCCGCCCGTCGTCAGGAGCTTGAACTCCATGAGCTGGTTGCCCTTGTCGTCGAACTCGCGCGGGAACAGGACGCCCTCGCTCTCGTTCCGCTTCACCGACTGGACGAGCTGCGTCATAATGTTCCGGACGTTCACTTCGTCCGCGCTCGCATTCGGGCTGAAATACTTCGGATCCATTTCGACAACCGGGAGACCGGCGAGATCCCGCTCCACCCCGACAGCCTCGATCTCCTCGATCCTCTTCTTGAAGAACCATGGCCGGTAGGCGTTCCGGATGAGCGGCCTGCCCTCGGGGTTGTTCTTCGCGGATTGGGTCCGGAACAGGAGCGCCTTCTCGATCGGGATATCGTACATTCCAGTGAGTGTTTGCTGGTGCATGCCCTGTATGCCGCCGTAGTCGTCCATGAGCCACCACATGAGGGATTCCTGCGCCCTTGGTGCCCACTTCCGCCAGCCGATCCTGCCGTCGTCGAAGTTGCTGTTTTCGCCCGGCTTGTCGCTGTTCCCGTTGCGCCGCTTGTACACGATCTCGTGGAAACTCCAGCCGTAACTGCACATGCTCATGACCCCGGACAGGGTGCTGTCCCAGTCGTCCGTCATGTCCTCAAAACATTCCTGCACAAAGTCCGCGTTGCTCTGGTCGTTGTCGTCGGCGTCGTCGTTGACCTCGACATGCCATTTCAGGCGCCCAATGGTTTGCGCGAACGCTAGCAGGATGCCACCAATGATCGGGTCGTTGTCGCTCATTTCCCGGAGGATGGCCCGGCCTTGCCTGCCCCGGAGTTGTGGCAGGAACTCCTCGAACACGATGCCATGGCTGATAAGGAGCCCGGAGCGGCCGATCTCGCCCATGCCGCCAATGTTGCTGCTAGTGCTGCCGCCCATGGCCGGGCTGGCTAGGGAGTTGACGTCAGTGTTCTTCTTCGCCATCGTGTTCTCCTCGGCTCAGGTCTGCGAGATACTGGATGGCCTCAGATTTGGTGAACCCGGCGTCCCGGAGTGCGATGTAGAACTCGTGGAGTGCGGTCGCCTGCTGCTGGAGTTTCGTCTGGAATGTAGCGGTGCCCTCGGCCATAGGTTTGAGCCTACAGTCGAGGGCACCCGTTGCGTTAGGCCGCCACGCCGATAACGTCTAACTCTCGTTATGGTGTCCTGAAAGCGCCGTAGCGGGCGTTCCTCCGGTGCCGGGCCATAACCTCGGTAAGGTGTGCCCCAAGGTAGTCGGCTGCCGCGCCGGCCGCAATATCGATGCTCTTCTCCACCGCGCTGGTAGCCTCGTCGGCCGTGAGCCCCTGCGCCATAAGGTCTTCCCGGGTTTCCGCATATGCGGCCGTCGTGAACCCGGCCTCCTGTAAAGCGATCAGGATCCGCTGGTGTGGTGCCGGCATGCTCGCCACAATGTTCTTGAACATTTGCTTGGTGGTCTTGTCTATCCGGCGCTCTAGCCCCGTCCTTAGTCCCATGGTTCTGCTCCTCTGTCGCGGCGTCCGCGCTCGATTCTCGGGTTGTAGCTGATCCGTTGTGGTGTGTGGTGCGGGCATTCGCAGGTGGTTTCCTCGTCGGCGTCGTCGTCCCATGCGGTGCCGTCGCATTTCTGGTGGTTGCCGTCCCGGCAGTCCGGGCTCATGCTGCTGCCGCCTGCGGTGCCCGCCGGGTTACCATGCGGGCGTAGGCCCGTGCCCGCCGGTTTGCCGCGATAATAGCGTCCTCGAACCGCTTGTGCGCGCTGAAATAGGATCCGCTGTTCAGCGCCACCTTCACCACGTACTGGTCCCTCGGTACGCTGCGCCGGTCCCAGACACGGTAGCCCCGGTTGGCGCCCAGCCCGTTCCAGCCGATAAGCTCGCCGCTGCTCGGCCGCACATGGAACGTCACCGCCGGCCCGTACTCCGGCCGTACCGTGACCCGGTAGTAGTCGTCGCCCATCCAGCCCTCCATGGCGTAGGTCTGGAGATTCCGCCTCACCGCTCATCGCCCCTTCCGAATATGTCGGCCGCTGCCCCGATAAGCGCCAGTAGGGATCCTGCCGTCATGACGGCCACTCCGCTGAACACGAGTAGGAACCACATCAGGCCTGCCTCTTCTGGTAGTCGATCTCCTGTAGGACCGCCTCCACGCCCTTCAGCGCCGCATGGATTTCCCGGCCCGTCATGGTGTTGTTGAACTCGGGTAGGAAGCTCAACCGGATGCCGTGTCGCTCCTGCCCCTTCACGTAGATATCCGCCGCGTTGCCCTGTACCCGGCTGCCCCGGCTGAACGCGAGCTCGCTACCCTCCGGTAACAGGCCGGCCCGGGTGGCGTACAACCCTATCCATTTCAGTGTCATGCGAATGTCCGCGGATTTCCCACTAGGCATTGTGTTCCCCTCCCTCTCGTTGAGCCTCAATCATAACCTTGGTTAGTGCGGGTATTCGAAGGATTCGCGCCGGGCGTCTGCCTCCTCCTGTGACAGCCATCGGTGCCAGTGCCGTCCGTTCGGCTGGTTCTCGTACAGGATGTGTGTGTGCTGCCAGACGTAGAGCCCGCACTCCCAGCAGCCCGGCCCGGCGATATGGGTTTTGTATGCCTCGCAGGCGT